CTATCAGGTAACAATCCTACAATAAGAATTAAAGCAGAACAAACAATATGTTTTTATCTTGAAGGTGTGTCGGCCAGTCATCCATTCGCAATAAGAAGTGCATCCGGTGATGCAAATGATTACAATACAGGTTTGGTGCATTTTGATGGAACATCGACATATGTGACTGGATCATCAGCACAAGATAAGACATCAGGATATTTGTTTTGGACACCTCCACAAGCATTAGGTGGAACCACTTACAAATATCAGTGTATTAATCATGCATCTATGATAGGTGATATTGAAATTAGTAGTATTCAAGGTGGTGCTACTGGTTTGCAAAATAGAGTATCCACTTCTGCTACAACAAGTTCAATTGCTGATGATGCTTCTGATAATATATCTGTAACAGGATATAATTCTTATGCTCTTCTTTCCGTACAGACTGATAGAGCCGCCTGGGTGACAGTATATTCATCATCTTCTGCAAGAACATCTGATGCATCAAGAACTATTGATACTGATCCGGAACCTGGTAGTGGTGTAATTGTAGAAGTTGTAACAGATGCGGCTGATACTCAAATTATCACACCAGCGGCGGTTGGTTTTAATGAATCTACGAGTGATAGTGGTACGATTTATATGAAAGTTGTTAATTTGTCTGGTTCTACAAGTACAGTACAAGTTACACTTACAGTTCTAAAATTGGAGAACTAATGAGTGAAGAAAAAGAATATATTGTTACTTTACATCGAAAAAAAGATGCAGAACAATTTTATGAAGAGATGGAGACCAATAAATCTACTGAATCCATACCTTCTAAGAATTTTTATTGTGATAAGAGAAGAGAAATAAGCAGAAACACGCATTATTATATGACAGATGAAGAAGCCAGACAAATTATGAATGATGATAGAGTGATGGCGGTAGAAGAACCTCCTGAAAATAGAGGTATTGAAGTAAGACCAGCATTTGAGTATGATAGTACAACTCATTTTGACAAAGGTGGTTCAACGTCAAACTCTAAAGTTCAATGGGGTATTTTGAGATGTTGTTCTGGAATATCTTCATCGGCAGAATATGCAGGAAGTTGGTTGCCTCGATCAATAGTCAGTACAGGAAATGAAGAAGGTCAAAATGTCGATATAGTTATTGTTGATGGTTGTATTGATCCGGATCATCCAGAAATGGCTGTTAATTCTGATGGTACTGGCGGAACAAGAGTTGTACAGAGAAATTGGACCAGTTCTTATACATATACACCTTATGTTGATAGTGGAAATAGTAGTCGAACAAACGATAACAATCATGGGTGTCATGTAGCAGGTACGGCGGCAGGTAACAGACAAGGTTGGGCAAGACAAGCAAACATTTATAATTTAAATCCATATGGTTCCGCTCCTACAAACATAAATTCTTCTTTAATCTTTGATTATATAAGAACATTTCATAATGGAAAAACAAATGGTAATCCAACAGTCGTAAATAATAGTTGGACGTATATTGCTTATGATACATATCCTATTAGTACAGTTGTATATCGAGGAACAACATATAATAATGTCAGTCTGACCGATGGTAATGATTATGGTATAAATCATGCAAACACAACTCATTGGTTAGTACACTCACGAGTTAGTGGTGTTGATGCAGACTTGACAGATTGTATAGATGATGGTATTATAGTTATTGGTGCCCATGGAAATTATAATATGAAAATAACTGCAAATACATCCGATCAAGATTATAATAATTATCTATATGATGGAGGATCGACAAAATTTTATTGTAAAGGGGGATCACCAACACACTCTGCTGGCACTATTAGTGTAGGATCTGTATATAATGCATATACTGGTGGTTCAAGTAGAAATGATGCTACTGCCTATTACAGTAACAAAGGTGATAGAGTTGATGTTTGGGCACCAGGTAGTGCAATACAAAGTTCAGTTCATTCTGGTGGTGTAGCCGATGATAGAGATAGTAGTTATTATATAACACAATATAATGGTACAAGTATGGCATCACCACAAGTTACTGGTATTGTAGCATGTGTAGTTGGTGTTTATAGAGATTTTACACAAGCAGATGTTTTAGATTATTTAATTAGCAGATCAACATATGATCAACTATATGATTCTGGTTCAGCAGATCATGATAACACTTACAATTTGATGGGTGCACCTAATAGACATTTACATTTTCATAGAGAACGTAAAATATCAGGTCATGTAACACCAGATGCAGATAGACGAATACGAGATACACATTCTACTTCTACAAGACAGACTTACCCTAGAATGAAACGAAATTATTTGAGTGGAAACTCATAAAAAAACTTGACAATATGACAGTGTTACGTTATTATATGTTTGTAATGAGTTTTTAAACCTTAAACTACGAAAGGTAATATGTCAGAAGAAATGGTCGCAAGACTGATTAGCGAATATCGTGCAGAAGCATATGCTACTGCAATGGCCGCACGAGATGTACATGCATCTATTGATGCGGCGATGATTGAGTTTTGTGATGAAGTTATTGAGAGACATGGGCTTGAAGAAGCCGATGCAGTGGAAGTCACCAAGGCTTTCGTTGATGAATATAGTAACCTTTAATTATAAATTTAAAAATGTTTGATGTTAATCCATTCAAAAAACAATTGGATGTTCGTCATCTAATTCATGAAGACTATAAGTATGCCGCCATGGATTGGGACAGAACATGGTGGGTCTTTACACATAAACCTAATTGTGTAGATGATATGTGGGATTCAAAAGAAGGTCGTTCAGAAAAAATTGTTGAACGAGCAGTTGAGACCACAGATTGGCGTAGTTCACTTGTTGAACTTGAAACAATTATTGAGGACTAGTAGTGGGCATGTGCCCCGATAGTTAAATGGATATAACAGTAGACTTCTAATCTTCTATTTCAGGTTCGATTCCTGGTCGGGGTACCATGATTGTACAAGGTATAGCAAACAAAGTAGTACAAACAGTTGTGTCTAGAAAAATTGCTAATAAGATTTATCCTGTTATTGATAAATCTGATCCTGGTTATGTTGTAGAAATTACAAAAGTTGTTTGGATTCCTACTAAATACCCGAAAGCAATTGGTTATGACAGGTACGGTAGATATACATTTGATAAATAAGCCAGCGTAACTCAATTGGTAGAGTAGCACACTTGTAATGTGAAAGTTGGGGGTTCAATTCCTCTCGCTGGCTCCAAAATAAATATAAACAATGGCAAAATCAGTAGGTACATACGTAAGAAAAAAGTTAAAGAGGTATAAGAGAACTTCTATTGGAAAGTCTCGATGGTCGAGACCTAAAAATAAAAATAAGAGAGGTAATTGGAAACGATATCGTGGCCAAGGAAGATAAAGATTTTTATTTTGAAACTTTATGTGAGTATAAACGTCCTGATGGTACCAGGGGGTGGATAATAACTGTTAAACCTAAACCCAAAAAGGAAAAATGAAGGGTAGACAGGGAAAACGCATGAGGCAGGAAAATGCCTTGAAACGTACAGAGACACAACTTGCTCTGTATAAAACCGGACTCAAAGATCAGCAGGATGAGGTCAAGAGAGCCAAGAAAGAGAAAGATAAGCCAAATCTTTCTCTTGCACAAGAGTGGGTCAAAACTCTCACAAAGAAGATTGAGAGAGCAGAGACTACAATTCGCAATACCCAAGCAAATCTTAGATAATCATACTCCTCGGTAGTTCAGTGGTAGAACGGTAGACTGTTAATCTGCTTGTCGTAGGTTCGAATCCTGCCCGAGGAGCCACATCGGAGCGTAGTTCAATCTGGTAGAATGCATGGTTTGGGTCCATGTGGTTACAGGTTCAAATCCTGTCGCTCCGACCAGGAATAAATATTATGAAGTACAATGAACGTCAAATAATACAACATCTTGAAGATTATATTGATAGCACCTATTCTCAACATTATACGAAAGGTGATTTTCAGATACAAGATTTGTTTGAGCATATAGATATTGCGGAAGAATTTTGTAGAGGTGCCGCAATTAAATATCTTATTCGTTTCGGTAAGAAAGAGGGTAAGAATGAAAAAGACCTCCTCAAGTGTTTGCATTATGTTATATTAATGTATCATTATTGTGGTTTTGACAAAAAATTAATACAGGAGTAAAATGGCTGAAAATACTGGCGGAAGTGAAGAAAAAAGCAGAGAAGAAAAATATGCTTATTTTGCAAATAGATATCAAATAATGGTCGAAGATGTAAATGGTAAAAAATGTGCTATGCAACAACCATTTGAAACTTTGGAAGAGGCTAAACAAGAAATCGGACCAATACATCAAAGACATCCGTATAAAACAATTATGCATGGTGAAGATGTTTACATGGTGTGGCAAACTTTAAGAATATATAAAAGAACAGATGTATATCCATATAAATGTGATTATAATACAATATATTATGAAGAGGTTTCAACATAATTCAATTTTTTGAGTATATAAATACATCTACAAACATTTTTACTATGTTTTATTTGTTGACTATTTGAAATGGATTTCAAAACTAACGGAGTATATATGGGATTTTTCCAGAAAATCCTCTGTATATTGACTGCACTCGCAATCTATCCAGCCACCATCGTAATTCCAAAACAAGATACCCTTGATAGGCAATTTTTCGTTCCAAAAAAAGAACGAATAATAGAGATTAGACAATATGAGTCAATTGCAGAGAGAGAAAAACAAATTTCATGTCTACAAAAGAATGTTTATTTTGAGGCGGCAGTTGAATCAACTGCAGGTAAATTGGCAGTCGCACATGTGACCTATAACAGAGTTAAAAACAAGTATTTTCCAAATTCATTTTGTGATGTGATTTATCAAGGAAAACATTATTCAACTGGACACCCAGTGAAAGATAGATGCCAATTTTCCTGGTATTGTGATGGAAAGCATGATATACCATATCCAGGTCCTACTTGGGAAAGTACACAAGAATTAGCATCATGGTTTTATGACAATAAAGACACCATGAGAGATATTACTGATGGTGCTTTATACTATCATGCAGATTATATTCCAAATCCTAAATGGGCAGTTTCTAAAAAAACACAAAAAACAGTACAGATAGATACACATATATTCTATGCAAGAAAAGACTTTATGTTTTAAATTATAATGGAGCATTATGAAAAAAGGTGACGTGGATATACCACAACATACTCCTGGTAATATGGCTGAAAACTCCATGGGTGGAACTGAACTTCTGACCATGGAGTTATTCAAGAGACTTCCTGAAGAATACAAAGACTATTTTCAATTCATTATTTCTCGCAAATATGAACTTGAAGATAAGCCTCGTTTATACTGGCTTCATGATTTGGCATTAGATCCCGTTCATAGTTTTTTGACAGAACCTAATGGTATATCTTTATTTGAGAAGTTAGTGTTCGTCAGTCATTGGCAACAACAACAATTTAATACTCTTCTCAAAATACCATACTCAAAAGGTGTCGTAATTAAAAATGCGATTGATCCAATTGTGTATCATGCCAAGCCAAAAGACGGTCCTTTACAATTGATGTATTGTTCTACTCCTCAAAGAGGACTTGATGTTTTATATGGTGCATTAAGTCTACTTGACAGAGATGATTGGCATCTACATGTATATTCTAGTTATTCGTTATATGGATGGAAACAAAATGATGAACCATTCAAACCATTATTTGAAAAAATAGAAGAACATCCAAATATGACAAATTATGGTGCAGTTCCTTATGATGAGTTACGAGAAGCATGGAAAAAGATGCATATATTGGCGTATCCATCAACGTGGCAAGAAACATCATGTCGAGTAGCAATGGAAGCAATGTCGGCCCATTGTGCCGTAGTTACATCTAATTGGGGTGCATTACCAGAGACATGTGGTGAATATGGCTACATGTACACGTATACAGAAGATAAACAAGAACACGCAGTTCGCTTTGCTGATGAACTTGAAGATGTAATGGATGAGTATTGGTCTGACAAAGTGCAGAAAAATCTTGACAATGCACAAGAATATGCGTATACTCATTATAGTTGGTCAAAACGCATTTCGCAATGGACCTATTTTCTTGATAACCTCAAGTATGAGATTGAATATGACAAAACGTTTGAAGAAAAAACCAGGACGCCCGAAGATCAGTAAAGACGATCACAGACCAAAGAAAAAACGTACTCGCAATATTACGGAAGAACAACGTGAAGTATTGCGACAACGTATGGCTGAAATGCGTAAGAAACGCAAACCTGCCGAGTATAAAAATATTCATCATACTGTATTGTCTAAACCAGAGAATGACAAACTTTCTATGAAGAATGTCAAAGCATGGATCAAAGAAGCCAAAGAAGATGCGGCGGCTCATGCTAAGAATGCTCGTGGTCGGGGTATTACACCACAAATTCAACAACGTGAAATGGCAATGTCGGAGTCTAAAAAAGCATACGTGAGACAGATGGAGCATTATCTCAAGACTGGTGATTGGATTGCTCAATTCATGGGCACAAAAGAGAATGAACTAACACAATGGAAGTGTCTTGCAATGGCATATAATGCTGATGGCACTCCAAAACGTACTATTGGTGTTTGGTATCCTGACATTCGCATGACATGGACTAAGGAGATGGAAGACGGTAATTTTGAATTTGACAATGACCAAGAAGTGTCGTATGATGAAACCATTTCAATCACAGATATTAATTTTAGGAATAACGAACATAAACTTGCCTTATGATATTAGTTGATTATAGCCAGATTGCTATTGCAAACTTAATGCAATCAGCAAGACAAGGTGTGAATGAAGATATGGTACGCCATATGATACTGAATACGTTACGTATGTATCGTAACAAGTTTTTGGATGAATATGGTGAACTTGTATTATGTTGTGACAACTCAAATAACTGGCGTAAAGAGATATTTGAGCATTACAAAGCACCTAGAAAAATACAACGTGAAAAGTCTGATTTCGACTGGAATAACCTTTTTACAATACTAAATAATATTAGAAGAGAGTTACAAGAAACATTTCCTTACAAAATGGTATATATTAACCATGCAGAAGCAGATGATATTATTGCAACTCTCGTGATGAACCGTGAAGAAAAACTGAATGGTGTTGTATCTGAACAAGAACCCATATTGATATTATCTAGTGACAAAGATTTTGTTCAATTACAACGATTTGAAAATGTGAAACAGTATTCACCACTCAAAAAGAAATTTCTAAATACAGACAATCCAGAGACTTTTTTGCGTGAACATATACTCAAAGGTGATCCTAGTGATGGAATACCTAACTTTTTGTCTTCTGATGATACCTTTGTGACTGAAAAACGACAAAAACCATTGTCTAAGAAAAAGTTGTCTGTTTGGTGTGAACTTGATCCTGAACATTTTTGTGAAGGAGAAATGTTACGCAACTATCAACGTAATGAAATATTGATTGATCTGACTCGTGTCCCATTAGATCTACAAGAACAGATCATGGATAGTTATCATGAACAACCAACCAATGGTCGTTCAAAACTTTTCAATTATTTTGTAAAACATAAACTCAAAAATCTTATGGAAAACATAAGTGAATTCTAGGAGCGTGTATGGCGTCAAGACTGACATCGACCATACTCAAACAAGCAAATGAAATAGAAGATGTGAATGAACGTGCAAATTGGTTGCGTGAAAATGCAACTTATGCGGTTCGTGGTCTTCTAAATTTTAATTTTCATCCTGATGTAAAGTTTCTCTTACCAGAAGGTGAGCCTGATCTTGAAGGCTTGGCTATCAAAAGAGAAGCAGAAGATTATGTTCTAGGAACAGAATTTTCACATCTAAATGCAGAGATGAAAAAAATGTATTTGTTTTATGAGGGTGGTCATCCACAGTTACAACAACAAAAAAGAGAATCCTTGTGGGTCAATCTCATTACAGGTCTTCACTCTGAAGAACGAGATGATCTAACAAAAATGAAAGATAAAAAGTTGCAGGAAAAATATCCAAACATAACTCAAGAAGTTGGACATTTGGCATTTCCTGATTTAGTATTGAAGCCAACCCCTATCAAGGAGTTAGTTAGGGACAATAAAGGACGATTTGCTAAGAAAACTAAGACTAAAAAGAAAGAAGCCAAAAAATGAACGTGATAATGTTTTGTGCTGGCCTAAATCCGGAACTGCGACCTTTTACGGACTACAAACCCAAATGTCTGTTACCTATAAATAACAAATCCATTCTTTTTCATAATTTAGACTGGCTTGAACAACAAAATTTCAAGAATGTCACACTAATTCAGAGTTTTTGTGCTCCTCAAATGGATTTTGCACTGAAAAAATACAAAGGAAGTGTAAATGTGAAGCCAGTGACCGAAAAAATACTGCTTGGAACAGCAAAAGGCATACTTGATTACACTTTAGGAGTTGATGATGATGTAATTATCATGAATGGTGACAATATTTATGATTTTGACTTGCGAAAAATGTATGATTTTCATCAAAAAAGTCGAAATTTTTGTACTTTGGGTATTCATGACGTAAAAAAAGGTGAAAAACACAAATCTGTAGTTAAATTAACCGAACATGGTATGATTGAGAACTATATTCCTAGACCAACCTTTAAATTTAAGGCACCCACTGCCGTAAACGCTGGAATTTGTGTTTTAAACCCAAAATTTCGGCAAAAAATCAATTTAAGAAAAGATCATGATTTTTGGATTCATACAATAAAACGAAATTCGGACGAAATTTACCCATTTCGCATTAATAGTGTAACTTGCATCGATTCTGCTGATGAATATGCAAGAATTAATAATACTTTTAGTTCAATTGACCATTTTTTTGTTGGTCATGAAAGGTATTGATGCCAACATATGTATTTAAATGCGACAAATGCGAAACTGTATGGGAAGAATCTTTAAAATACGAAGATAGAGATGCACCTACAGAATATGGTTGTACGGCAACTTCTCCTTGCGATGGTAAAATTTCTAGAATTCCAGTAATGCCAGGATTTGCATACGATAATATAAAACCAAATAAAAAACCAGATCAAGGTTTCAATGATCGATTGAAGGATATTAAGCGTTCTCATCGTGGAAGTGATATAAACATTTATGACTGATTTTATACATGAAAATATTCTTGGTGATATCGAACTCAATACTGTAACGGAGAATGGTAAGAGGTGTTACGTTACACCTACAGGTGAAAAATATCCATCAGTAACAACTGTTCTCTCTCAATACAAAAAACAAGGTATAATAGAATGGCGTAAACGAGTTGGTGAACAACAAGCCAATAAAATCTCCACACAAGCCTCAAGAAGAGGAACTAAAGTTCATAAACTTTGCGAGGACTA